ATTAAAACGCTCCTCGTTTAAATTGGTGGGTCTTACTCCCACATAATAACCACACCAATTTTATCACAGAACTTTCATTTACTGATATATAGTTTTTAAGAAACCAGTTACATGTTTAAAATACGCTAAAAGCTGTTTTAGAGTGATCTATAGTTTTTTAACCCGTTGCACTTTCATTGCACAAAAAAACGGCCGCCATAAGACGACCGCAGCCCCACTCGTGGTGGGGATAACTTTTTTTTAAAAGATCCAACATCACATTGATATCGGGATCACCCCCACATGAGTGGGGAAAACTTGCATAAAGCAATATCCCTAATATCAATATTGGGATCACACCCACATACGTGGGGAGAAGTTTAAAACTTCAACTAGCAATTTAAGTATATCTCAGCTAACTAATAAAGCAACCCCGAATAGGAGCTGCTTTTTTATCGTTTCAATTAAAATACGTGTCATAGATTTGTTCAACAAGTTCTTCCGCTTTAACAGAATCGTTGAACAGTTCTTTGAAGTTTGAGTTTTTGCCTAACCAGTCTAATGAATCATTGCCACTAAGATTACTGTTATCAATGACGATTAAGCCTTCGCCTTGAATAGTTATCGAACCGTCTTCGTGCAGCTCGATAATGCCACTCAGATCATCAACAAAGTTTTCGACGAATTCAGCGGTGGTCATCTTTTCTTCTTCCGCTTCATCGTTGTAAATGCTAACAATATCTTCTGGAAGGCCAACGATTACGCCTTCCTTTGTTAATCCTTGCAGTTCAGCCAATTCGTTAAGTTCCAATTGTTTCTTGTTCATCATTTTAATTTCCTCCTCGTTTTCGTTGATAAATGTTTGAAACTTTTCAAGCGTAGCCAGCCAAACCTTGTTCCAGTCTGCCCGGCCAGACCGCAAGTTAGAAATGGTTACACGGCTGACACCCGTGCCCTTTTCTAGCTTAGTTGTTGGTATGCCAGAATCGCATATCAACTTTTTGATTTCGTTTGTATCAATAATCATCTGGATTCCTCCTAGTTTAAATGGTCCCGCTTGCTCAGGATAATATGACCGCTCCAGAGCTTGCCGTCCTTGTAGAAATAATACTGGTCAAGACCTGGAACCCACTTACGTTCAAGCCGAACAATCTTGCCTTGAAGGTTGTTCTTGTCATATGGCAAGTTAGCCATTGGGTTGTTTTCGTTAAGGACTTTGGTTTCCATATCCTTAGTTACTTCCAACCCCATTGAACGGGTTAAATGTCCCGTTTCATCGAGTGGGTCTTGGTTTACCCACTCCCAATTTTGGGTGAAGTCTTCCAGACTGATCAGCCCGTATTTCTGCCAGTTTTTAAAAATTTTCGTTTCTTCAATGTTCATTTTAAGTTCCGCCTTTCTTTATGTTAATATCTCTTTACAAGTATTATAATACACTCTTCTATTATTCTTGTAAATACCTATTAACAGAAAAAGTCAAAATAAAAAAGCCCTAGCCGTAGCTAGGACTAAACATTATGATTTTTTAACTGCACCCAAAGATAAGATCGTTTTTTCGCTGAACAGACCGACTGCAAACATCATCTTTGCAAAATCGACTTCGCCGACATCACTGCCAGTTGACGTAATACGGCAAGCGTTCCAATCGTACTGATCAACGTCAGCGTATGGTTCATGCACCACGCAAGACTTCCACAACTCGAACTGCGCTGGTGTAGCTTTTTGCATTGCGCTTACGGTCATAAAACCGTTGATATAGGATAAAACATTACACCAGCATTGATCGTGCACAAACGATTGTAAAGTTACACTACCATAGCCAGCTGAACCGGTTGCATACAACGGGACCCAGCTTGCCATCGTCCGCATTTCAACCCAGCAACCATTGTCAAACCGACCGATGATATTTTTTGAATCGTTCATGTCAACAAAAAGGCTTGTTGCAACACGTTTTGTTGGCGCGACACTCGGCGCCTTAAGACTGTTGATAAAGTCTTGCTCTGTTCCGCTGTTACCGGCGTCAAGCCAGATTTGATATGCACTCTTGCCGTCGTTTCCGTTACTGCCGGGATCGCCTTTAACTTTCAAGCTATTTAGAAAATCTTGTTGCGTACCCTTGTTGCCAGCATCAAGCCAGATTTGATATGCGCTCTTGCCGTCATTTCCTTTTTCACCAGTACCACCGCTACCAACATTTTTCAATTTAGATTCGATTTCAGCTTTGATTTCGCTAACTGTTAGGGTTGGCAGCACTTCGCCAACCATCGCCGTTATGTTAGCTTGCAATCCCAGATAGCCCTTATCTTTGTTAGGGTAGATTCGTGTTTTGTCGCCATTCGTAACCCACAGTTCAGCGGTATACATATCAGACGGCAAGCCCTTAAGTTCCTGACTGCTAAATGCCGGTTGGGTTAAAGCTATATCCTTGATATAACCGCTCTGATTGCCCAATTTCAGCGTGTAAGTCATGTTGTCGGTAAATTCTAGCCGTTCATCGTTAATAAGCGCTATGACGTTAATAGTGCGGTCTGTGTCATCGACTTTGATAACACGTGGATAAAAAATTAATTGTTCCATTATATATGCTCCCTTTGGTACTAAAAAAAGACCTAGCCGTTAAGCTAGGTCTAATCGTTATTTGAAAGTGCCGTAAGGCTCGCCAGTATTAGCATTTCGGCATACCAGATAGCCGTATTGACCGTTGCCACGCGGTTGCCGCAGCCAAACATAGCCCGTATGACGGCTCCATGCGTCGTATTTAACTACACTACCGGCAGGCAATACCGTGATAGCTGTCGCCGTCGTTCGTGCACCCCACCGCAAGTGAAGGGCCGTGTTACTGGTAAACTTGCCATTCTCGGTGTGCCATTCATCACCAAGCGAATCTTTCCAGACCGTGCTTTTAGCCGGTTGTTGTGCCGGTTGTGCGGGTTGTTCTGGTTGTTTAACTTCGCTCGGGTTAAATAGCGCTAATGCGTTGTCAGTCAGCGTGATAGAACCATCAACGCCGTACCCTAACAGATTATCGGTGTATTGCCATGCGTCAACATAGTTAGCGCTTGGGAAATAATTAAAGTTAGGGTTCTTGCCGTCCGCCTTGCCGTTTGCCAAAACGTACGCAGCCAGCCAGAAGAAATCGCAATGTTTATGAATTTCTTCAAGGTCGAACTTAGGCAGCAGATACTTGTACGTATAGAAACCAGTGTGATAACCGGCATTACGCAAGGTGTCAAGGAATACAATAACACTTGACGTTGGCATGTTGTTAATTTCAGCGTCCAAAACCAGCAACGTTCCCGGCTTAACATTAGCTTTTGCCTTAGCATTGGCAATGAAATATTCAGCCTCCGCCTTAGCGCCGGAATCGTTGGTAAATCGTCCAAAGTGATAGAAAGCAAAACCGTTCACCCCACCGGCCGCAGCGTTGTTAACTTCACTTTGAATGTAAGGATTAACATAGTTGGTACTTTCAGAAACCTTAACGATTGCCTTAGTAGCGCCAATTGCGCGGTAGTCGTTAGCGGTCAGATTGGCTTGATAACTAGCCAGATCAATCATGATTTCTCGTGCCATTTTTGACCTCCTCGTTCGTGTCGTGGTGGTTATACTCATCGCTTAACTTATAGATATACTGCTTGACAAACTCGGGAACTGGTACGCCCATTTGCCCCAGATTTTCAATGATCGAAACAGCATAAAACAAAACGTAAAAAACAATCAGCGTATCACCTGCACTTCGAAAGCCGTTGATGTCAAGCATTGGATACAGCGTGATAATGATCAGCAATAACACTCCATGCCGAATCAAGCCATCAGTGCCTTTACGACTGCTTGTTTTCTTTGTTACTAAAGACTTAAAAAAGCCCGTGATAATATCAGCGACGACAATCCAGACGAACAGCCACACGATTTTGTTATCAACTAGCATATGCAAGTGCTCCATGTATTGCATATGATATGGTACGCCTGGACCGTCAGCAAGATACTTAATAACGTCCAATTTTCCAACTCCTAACTGCCGCCTTGCTATGCAATACTGTTATCTTTCATAGGCGACAAATAAAAAAGATTACGCAGCAACGTAATCTTGTCCGGTGATTTCCTTGAATTGTTCGGCGGTCAGCCAACCGACATAAACCGCGTCCTTGCATTGCTGGATAGTGAAAAGGCCCATTGGGTAATACATCTTGAAAATAGAATACATAATTTTTTACCTCGCTTTTAGTTGTTTGTCTTTGCGTTTGCCAAAAGTGCGCTGGTCAGGCTGGCAATCTGCGTGCCTTGTTGCTTGACCGTCATTTGGGTTTGCAACAGTTGAGCCGTAAGCATGCTGATAGTTTTATCATCAGAGTTTGGCTCTTCCTTGACGTCTTCGTGCGGAACTTCTGGCAAACTCTTACGCCAAGTTTCTTCATCTACACCGGTCCAAGCCGACCCGTTCCATGTAGGGTTAAGCAACGGCTTACCTTCGTTGTCGAATGGTGCGACAGTAGTTGCGTTTGCTGGAACTTGCGCGTCATCTTCGATGATGTCAAAGTAGCTAAATGCGTTCTTATTAGCCGGTTCAAAAAAATAAATCTTTTTTGACATTAGTAATCACCTCCAATTATTGGAACAAAAGGAACATGCCGACGAACCCAATCCCAAGATGTTCACCGATTGCAGTACCACGTGTAGCAACTGACAACTGACCATTAGTATCTAACGTCCAGTTAACAATTGCCCCGTTATCTTGAGTTTTTTGTTCTGGAATAGTTATGATCTTTGTAGCTCCGTTAAGGAATGACTTGGGCATCGCCACATTCTTATAGCTTTTCCAAGCTTCGTTACCCGTGAAATCGTTAATCCACAAGTTGACAAACAGCAGCGAAACGTTGTCGAAATCTAACCGCCAGCAGAAGTTGACATCTTTCTGGTTCGTACCATTGACGTTAGTCATATCAGAACCAGAAAGATACGTTGCTTTGAACGTGCTCTTCAATTTTTCAAAATTGGCTTGGATAGCCTCAGGTCCTTTGTCCATGCCAGAGAAAATTTTTGTAAGATCCATTTTTTCACCTCTTACTTAGTTCTTAAAATAAATAGCCTTGACACCGTTAAACGTGCCAAAGCTACCATCATCTAGTTTTTGCATTAATTGATTGTCGGGAAAGTTGCTGAATTTATTCGTGATTTCTATCGTACTAATGCCGTTAGAAACACTGACAACTTTAACCGGCAACGTTTGTCGATTACCACCACCAAAGAAACCGGTAGGCTCAGTGCCAATTGGTACGATCCCCAGCGGATACTCCAGATAGGTTACATTGGCAGTTGAACCGACTGTTAAAGTCGTAGGAACACGAATGCGAATGCCTCGTGTCAGTACGCTGATACTTTTTGATTCGCTTTCTCGCAAGCCGTTATAAGCCGTTACACTTAAGGTATATGCCGTGTTAGGCGATAAACCCGTTACCGTATAACTCTTACTACTTGTAGTTGCGATTAAAGCGGTGCCGTTGCGTACTCGATACTGCATGACATCACCTGCTTTTTAAGTCCAGCTCAAACCAACGCTGTTAGTTGTTACGTTGCTTGACGTAAGGTTAGATACGTTGACCAGTGCTTCATAGACCGTGATCGTTACCACGTTTGACGTCTTAGTGCCAATGGTTGCCTTAATCGTGGTCGTACCAGGCGCAACCGCCTTGATATTGCCAGACTGATCAACCGTTGCAACCGTTGGCGTGGTACTGGTCAGCGTGTAGTGTCCGTCCGTTTCGTTAGCGGGCGTTACCGTTACGCTGGCCTTAGCCGTGCCACCGACTTCAAGCGCAGTCTTATCAATCGCAATCGTAATTGACTGTACTGGAATTTGACTAGTAGTTACCGTTACGATGTTTGACTTGGCACTTTCGCGCAGTCCGTTGTAGCTACTTACGGCAAAACGATAGGTCGTTTTTGCTTGCAGCCCCATAACCGTGTAGGTTTTCTGGTCGGTAACTTCCGCAATTTTAGTGAGCTCCCCGCTTTCGCCTACACCTTGATAGATATAATACTTCAACTTAACTATACCCCCTTAGTTTAGTTGCGCCATTCTAGCCGTTGCGTGTGCTCATCAATATAGATAGCCCGCAGATCACTAGGGCTCGTTGGCTTGCTGAAATAGCCTGAACCGCCTGCAAGGGCGCTCTTGCCTTTCCCTTCGCCGGTCAGTGCCAGTTGCGCATTAACGTTGCCCAGACTGACTTTGATTGTCTTGTAGCCGTCGCGAACATACCATGCACCGGCGCTTGATTCAAAGTTCGGCGCGTCATCAAGGTAGAAATTACGCGGTAATCGAACCTTGATTGTGTTAGCGTCTGGATACGTAGCCATGCAAGGGACTAGCTTTGTGTTAGTCTGACCAAACCCGTTTGGGCCACTCCCTAGCCCGTTAGGTTCAGTCCCGATTGCATACTCATAATACATGACTTTTGGCTCTGGATAATCAGCTTGATTGTGTACGATTGTGATTTCGTACCCGTAAAGCAAGTCTTCCAGGCTGTCAGCCGTTACCATGCTTGCGTTACGCTCAGCAACCATTCCATTAGACAATGCGATAACGTTAGTGCCATCTGGGGTTTCGTCCTTGTGCTTGACGCGAATCTGCCAAACAGCACCATGCCCATCATCGTAGTTGTCCCAACCTTTAGTGATTGCAAGGTCGTTCGCAGCTAACGCAGCATAACTCTGCATTGTCGGAACATCGCTGAATTGCCATGCTCGATCATGGAACTGGGCTTGTTTCAGCGTTTCTTGAATCTGTTGCGTCATAAGCAGCAACGAGTTATACCGTGCGAACAAACCGTCCTTAGGGTCGTTCACTTCCGCCATTGCATCGCTTAATGATTGCTTATATTTGGTCAACCATTCGCTGAATTCCTGACTGTACGTTTCGCCCGCCTGATCAAGTTTGCCCTTAATCGTGTTACCTTCATCGGTTACTTGCTTAAGGATTTGTTCGAATTCTTCGATATAATCTCGGCCAGCGTTGCCAACGTGAGCGAAAAACTGGTCGTCGATAACATCAAAGTCTATGTCAACGGTTGATACCGTCTGACCATCTCGGTCAATGAAACGAATATAGAATTGTTGCCAGTGTCCAGGTACGTTAAAAGTGCGCTCGTCAAAGTGCAACGTTACCCGTCCAAGTGCGATTTGGTCGTTGCGATCATTAGCTTCTACTGGATAGATATGCCTATGCACGTGTCCTTGATTATCAACACCGCCGTATTTGTATTGCCAACCCCGCATATCAACTGGCAGACTGTTACTTGTGATATACACCGGCAAATAGTCGTCCGTGTCGCCTACACGGCCTTTGAAATAACCGCTAATATCAAGGATTTGGTCTTGATAACGTGTTAGATCAAGCGTTAGCCGTGCCTTTTCTCGTAATGCCATTCATTCACCTTCTTTCATCGTTCATTCAAAGTGTCTTCATCAAGCCCGTACGAATCCAGGAAACCATCTACTTTGTCCTGCTTTGCAGCTAACAATTCAAAGCCTTTTGCGATAGCTTCCCGAACGTCTTTCCCGTACTGGGCTTTGCGTATCGTTTCCGCAATGCTCTTCATATCATCGGTTGTTGCCATTAGTTAGCTCCCTTCAACTTATCAACTTCGGCTTTCAGTACATCAAAATCCGCTTGCGATACATAGCCCGCCGGTATCTTATCGTTAATGATCGTTTGCAGTTGTTCCATATCAAACTTAAGCTGCGTTACGTCTTGGCTACTTGCCCCGCTCTGGACAATCGTAGTCGTGCTTGACGTGTCCGCCTGACCGCTCGCTTGTATCTCAGCAACACGGCTAACGATAACCTTAACCCTTTCTAGGTCTTGCGCTTGACGGCTCGTTTCTAGCTGATAATCGGTCAGCCCTAACGACTTATCGCCGATAGTCAGCGTTGACTTGTGCGGTTGCAATAGGTCAACTTCTTTTTGCACCACTCGCAACAGTTGCGATTGCGCTACATAAGGATTGATGAACATATACCGGTCGGCAACTTTGAAATGATCAAAGTTAGGCAAGTTCAACTCAACCGCGCTGACTTCCCAACTCTCGGGCACTCGTTGTGCGTCAATCCATGCTTTCGCTTGGTTCATCAAGTCGTTAGCGTCGGTTACTTCGTTGAACTCAATCGTCCCGTTGATTATGCCAAACTCTTTTTGCAAATCTGGTATATCGATATAATCTCGCCCTTCGTTGACGCTAGTAATCGTTAGTTTTGGCCTAGCAGCATTTGAGTTGCTGACCTCTTCCTTCTTACTCTCGTCTTCGGATTGTGAGCCATCGCCACCGTTTTTAATCAGCGCTTGTGGGTCTAACCACGTGCCATCGTTCGTGAACGACTTCTTGACGGCTTCATAAAAATCGGCCTTAGTTACACCAACGTGCAAATGGTCAGTGTTTCGCCAACCGATAACATCGCCGGTTTTAACCTTATCGCCGATATTTACGCGAATTTGACTAGCACTGCCGAACGCCTCTTGATAGACAATGTTAAAACCGTCCGTGCTATGCGTTACAACGTAATTGCCAAGCCCGCCCATGTAACCTTTGAAAACCACCGTGCCACCATGTATTGCATGAACATCACTGCCTGGGTGGTCAACTGAGCCAAAATCCAAACCATCATGAAAAGAGTTCGTTCGATAACCGCCATCATACCCGAAACGTTGTGCTTGGCTAAAACTGCCTTCGCCAACATCTGGAAACGGCCAGCCCCAACCGTTTGTCAGTGTTTCGGTTGTGGTATCAGTAACTGGACCATTAACCCGTCGAGTACCAGTTGGACCCCAACCGCCGGCGCGTGAAATATCAGCAAGCCAATTGGAATCGTTGAATAGTGCTAAAAGCTGGTGAAAGCCCTTATGAATATCTTCATAGCCTTGTACTTTCCAGGTGTCGAAAGTTGGTTGAATATACTGCAATAGCCCCGTTGACGGGTGGCCTGCTCGTGCGTTGCTGTCCCAGTTGTTCGTTACCGTTTCGCTCCCACCGGATTCCTGGTTGATACGCCTTAAAACAGCGCTCAGCCCGTTTTGGTCAAGGTTAACGTTCATCATCTTCGCGGCATGCTTGATAGCTTCCGTCCAATCACCGTTAATGGCAGTTGTAGCCCCACCGCCGGTTGTTACAGTTGAGTTTTCACCGCTGACATCAACGGTTTGCGCATCGAGTTGCTTACCAAGCGGAATTACACGGGTAATGACCTTTGTAGGGTCAATCGTAAGACTAGCTGATTGCATGTTGACTGCTAACTGAATCGGCGTATCGTTCTTATGATCGTTGCCAATATCAGTTACATAATCAATCATATTCGGGCCGTCCTGCTTGTACTCAGTTACCAGATACCCGCCCAGCTCGTTAATCAGCTTGTCTTTGATTGCGTCCCGTGTTTTCGGGTAGTCGATTTGCCGATAAGCATCGTCTTTGTTGTTGGTAACGTTACAGTTACGCAGTTTGAATTGCTTATACTGTGGTACTTGGCTATTGTGAACATCAAGCAGCGATTGCAGAAACTCTTTCGGGGTTAACCCAACGGCTTCATAAAACCGCTGAACGCTATCTAACAGATACGCTTCAATGTCTTCAAACGTGTACGTTCTGATAAAGCGTCCGCTTGATTGCATTTCTTTCTTCGGCTTGATTGCCCGGCCACGAAACAGCAGTTTATCGTCATCGTAGACTTCAACGTGCGTGTGCATTGGTCGAACATTGTCAAACAGCAAGTTATCACGATTTACAGTTAATTCCAGATCATCAATATCAGTTTCTTTGATCGTTAACTTGCCTTCACTGACCGTACGATTTACGCGTTGGTCAAGGACGATAAAGCCGTTCTTGTCGGTTGGTTCGTTGTAGCCGATAATTCGATACATTAAACCATCTCCTCACGTTTAAAGACAAACTCTATCGTTCCATTACCAGACAAATTGATTTTATTGTCGCCAATATCAAGAACTACTTGCGTTTGCTTGTAGTTACTATCATTAAGCGACACTTCGCCGAAACTTCCTTTTGCCTTGACGTTTCCTGTTACAACGAATGACGATAGCACCGGTCGTGAGCCAATATTTTTAACATTGACGTCCTGACTGCCGTTAACGCTGAACTTGACTTGTTGCCATATCCAGTGCGGGAAGAAAACATCGTCCCAGTAGTCAGCGCCTTCGTTGTGGTTCGTGTAAGCATAAGGATATGCAGTGAACACGATTGACGCTTCAAGTGTTGCATCGTCGCTGCTATCGTCAACTTCAACACTCTTACACTTGGCCCACCAGTAATACACCGGTTCGTGAGTATCAACTAACTTGCCCCAGTTGTGGGGCATTAGTTGCCGTTTTAGCTCTTGTTCAAAGCCTTTGCGGTTGCGATACTCTTCGCCAACATATAGCAGTTTGTAGGTGATTTCTCGATTGTTGAAGAACCGTTCGTTATCGATCATCGAAAAATCATAGCTACCTTGACGATATGGCACGCTTTCAGTGATTTCTTGTTCTTCCGGCGTTGGTGCCGTGCGTTCGGTTAACCACCAACCAGATTTGACGCTATCGAAATCGGCGAAAGCGAAACCTTCAACGTTTGGCAACGTGTCAACGTCAACTTCGGTTGGCGGTAAATCTCTGAATATGAATTCCATTAACTCCACCTATCCTTTAATGCCGTTCGTTGTCCTAATCGTTGATCATAACTGCCAGCCGTTGCACCAACAAGCACGCCAGAATCAAGAATCATCGTTGTATCTTTGCCTGCAATTTGGCGTAGAAGCGCGTTGTTTTGCATCTGCAAAGTGCTGTCTTGCATAGTCAACGAACCGGCGAACCGTGATTGTACATCGCTTGCCATGCCGTTCAGACGGTTAGCAAAGCCAGACACATCAGGCTGCATTGCGTCAGTGATCTGTTTATTCATCGCCAAAACAGACTTTTGAACATTGCTAAAGCCGTCAACTAACCCGTTGCCAAGACCGTTCATGATTGCATGACCGGCGGGAATCAGCAAACGCCTGTCAACGCTGATAGGCCCTTTGTGGGCTTTAATCCACTTGCCAATGCCACCGACAAACGACTTAACGCTTTCCCAAGCACGCTTAAGCCCGCCAAGCAGACTGTTCATGATAGCTTCACCTTCAGCGCTAAGGCTAAAGTGCATAACGCCTTTGATAAAGCCAACACCGGCGTTAAAGATACCCTTAAGCGCTCCCCAACCGGCTTGCGCAACTCCAGAAAGGGCAGTCCAGATACCGCTAAAGATTGATTTGATACCGTTCCATGCTTGCGTCCAATCGCCTGTGATAATGCCGATGAAGACATCGAACACGCCTTTAAGCACTTGCCAACCGCCTTGGAACACCGCAACAACGCCGTCCCAGATTGACTGAGCGATTTGAATCAAACCAGAAAGTGAACCGGCGAAACCAGATACAATGGCGCCGATTAGATACATGATCGCTGACAATGCAGCTTGGATAATACCGATAGCAGCTTGAATCAATGGCATGAGCGTTGTAATGATCGTCATGATTCCAGTGATTAAACCGGCAACCGCATAGACAACCGCGACAATTGCGCCAACAAGCACTATACCAATAGCTTCCGCAATCATTTTGATAGTTGGCATGAAAGCTTGGAATGCTTGCACCAAAGCGCTAAATACCGGTTGAAGCATTTGCCAAGCAGTTTGGACCGCTTGCACCAGACTATTCCAAGCGTCAACAATCATATCAATCGCCGGCTTAATAATTGGATAGAAAGCGTTCCACGCAGCAGTGGCGACATCGCAGAATGACTTCCACGCTTTTTTGCCCGCCTCTGTCTGAGTGAAAAAGTAAGCAAGCGCAGCAATTAATGCGGTGATACCCGCAATGATCAAAATAACCGGATTGAGTGAAAACACCGCGTTAAATGCCATTTCGGCAAGCGAAGCAAGTTTCAATGCTATACCAACCGCCGTTACAATCCCGATAAAAGTCATCAAAGCTATGCCTAAGCCGGTAATTATTTGAATTGCAGGACCGCCACTATCAATTGCGTTAACGATTCCAGAAATAGCTTTAGTCCCGACCGCGCTTAATTGCATATATACCGGCAACAATTGGTTGGCAATCGTTTCTTTAAGGCCGTCCAAGGCTTGCCCCATAGTTTTATAGTGCGTAGCCATTTTTGAGAACGATTTATTTGTACCTACTTTTTCAATTGCCTTGAAAAAATCTTCAGTTTTGATTTTGCCATCATTAACGGCAGAAACCATTTCAGACGTAGACATGCCCATTGCCTTTGCAACCGCTGAAATACCGGCTGGTGTTTGTTCAAGCATAAGCCTGAAATCTTGCCACTGTACTGTCGGCTTGGCAGCCATTTGTGTTGCTTGTTGCGACAATGTTTTCATCGCTTGCTTTGGATTGTCAGACGCAGCAGCAAGCCCGCCGAAACCTTTAACAAGTTTTGTCGTGTTCTTGATACCAACCGCAGCCAACTGACTATACGTTGACGCCATTTCAGACGATGAGTAGATCGTTTGTGCAGCATATTTGGTCAGTTCTGACCTAACTTTGCTGATTTGGCTTTTCGACTTTCCGATATACGACATGTTGCTATCGAACGTCTGCCACGCAGCGCTTGATTCTTCAAGGCCAGAAAAAATTTCGCCAACGCTATTTTTGATCATTCCAAGCGCTCCAGTTACAACCGCAGCACCGGCACCAAACATAGCTCCATTTGCAGCGAATTTACTTGCTGACTGATTACTTTCACCAACAACCTTGCTTAAGCTTTGAACAGCAGCTTCCATTGTTTTGGTGAAATTTTGATCGACGGCGGAAAGAATCGCCTCGATACTCATTTCTTGTGCCATTCTAACCGCCACCTTTCCATGCTTGCATATCAATCAGACCGCGCTTTTTAAGCTCTCTAAATTCCTTGTAGCGCCGTTGAAACAGTTTCGTGGTATTTTCCTTGTCATTGTCGCTAGAACGTCCATACTGGGCGTTAATCGCAGATAATGACTTGGCAATGCCAACGTCCTTAAGAAACTTTTGAACAGACGCGTATTTCCACTTTGGATTTTTTCCACCAGTAGTCGCCTGAACGGCATAGTTGTACCACGCTTGATATGCTTGGTCTTCACGCTTGCGAATTGCTCGCAGTTCGTATGCTTCTAGCCGTAGTTGATACTCAGCTAACGTGATACGCTCTGCCTGTTTTACATCGTTAAAGCCTAGATATGCCAGGCAGTTGACCAGAATCATGCGATATGTTTCTTCGCTTGTCTGGTCGTTCTCTTGACTATCTAGGCTTTCAGATTTTTTGTTGCAGTGCGCGCAGCATTGCTTGACTTAAGTTCTTCCTGAACATCATCAAACAGCTTGTCAATGTCGGTGTTAGTGTCATCAAGGAAAGCATCAATATCACTCAAAGACGGGCGCTTTTGGTTGTCCCACGCAGCACAATAAAGCAATTCAGCCAGAACAGCGACATCATAGCTTTGCAGTGCAGGAATGACCTTAGTTAGCGCCATGCCGAAATTCTGCTTAATGCCTTGTACAGTCAGCGTTAAACCGGCCTTTTGGTCAAGCTCACGAATGAACCGAACGCCGAAGTTAAGGTTGACGTCCTTACCGTTAACTTTAATTTGCATTAAAAGTCCTCCTAGTCGTTACCAACGCCTTGCCCAGCGTCAGTTTCTTTGTTCCAAGCCTTACCGGCGCCGTCCGTACCATCGTTCTTTGGTGAACCTTCGATCGCGCCAACGCCACGGAAAATGTAAGCTAATTCGGCTTCTTGCTCTTCGCTCAGCGTTACCCAACCACGAACTGGACCATAATCAACCGTAACAGTTGTTTCACGGCTCGAAACATCGTCCGGATCGTTGTCGTTGCTATCTTCGGTAACCTTACCGCGCAGATACAGCGCGTAATATTGGCCTTCCGAATTCTTACGTTGCCGGTTAACTGCCCAAAACTCCATTTCTTCGTTGTCGAAAATAGAATCAAGCAGTTGGTCGGCAATTTTGGACCAGTTGTTCACGAATTCGAACTTGAAATCAGTTTCCAAACTCGACGTAGTAGTTACCGTCCCAGACTTAGTTTTCTTTTTATCAGAGTCGCGTTGTGGGTCAATGCTCAAACTCGTTTGATACGGGATAAGCTGACCTGCTACTTTAGCAGCCTCCGCCAATTTGCGGGCATAGACAACGACGTTAACACCCTGAATTTTTTCTAAATTAGCATCATTTGCCATTCTCTCACTCCTAACCCAATTCGAACACAAGCGACACAATGCCGTGCATTAACACGGTATCGGGTACGCTCGTATCAGTGATTATTTGATTGCTGTTAAGCGACGGCCTACCAACGAACCGGAAATTTTCGGAAAGTAAAACGCCCTGTCCGATAGCAGACAAGGCGTGCATCATTTTTGCGACGTTGTAGCGATTTTCTCCAATATCCCACACGTTAAGCGTGATGTCGATTCTAGCTCCATAGGCGTCCTTGTACGGGCTAATGGTGGAATTTACATCACCCACGTTAACGAACGGATATGGGGCATTCTCGCTCTCTAACGGCAAATGATCGTATACGGTATAACCTAACTCTTGCGCTCTCGAAAATACCGCATCGAATAGTTCCTGCTCAGGTATCATGGCCGTTGCTCCTTCCTTACTTCATCATCTTTCTTAAATCGTTCACGAACTGAATACTTTGATATGCAAATGCCGGCTTAAGTGTAGGCCGTGCCGACATGAACCGAGTACCGTACTCCAGATATGGAAAATACTCAGTATGTGGTGCAACGGCAACCGTCATGCCAGCGTTTGAAAACGTAGTAGACAGTGAACGCCTGGTAGTACCGCTTGCTTTAACGAATTTGTTACCTTCCATGTGCCCAGTGTACGCAGCAAGCATATTCTGTGCCGTTTTCGTCTTAAGCAACGCACCATGTTTAGCAACAATCGTTTTCGTTTGCGTCGCCATCATCATAGGTCGCTTGGCGATTGCTCGTTGTAGCTCCCTAGCGCCCTTAAGCTGAAATGTTACTTTAGCCATTGCTTTCACCCACAATCAAAGTAAACAATTTTAACGGTTTTCTCATTGTCTGCAATACATACTTCTGCTTTCCATCGTCAATGGTCAGGTAAGACCATTTAGGCGGTGCAGCATAAAGCCGTATCACTAGACTGTTCTGCTTGTAGTCGCCGAATAATTGCACCGACTTAACCGTACCGATGTCAGTAACATTGCCATGCAAGGCTGAAACCAGTTTTTCACCGCCTACATAGCCGTGTGTTTTCGGGTCGTAGTGTCGTTCCGACTTATCGTAGAACTTAATCACGTGGTCAAAACGCATTTAAACGCCCCTCTTTCGATACGGGTCAACCGTAGTTAGTACGCCATGACTATGACGTTTGCGCCAATCGTCAATATCAGCCTGAAAATCATCGAAATCGTTGCTGTTAAACGTAATGCTTTCGCCTTCCTGAGTGTATGAAGTCATACCCTCGTTTTTAAGGCGATTATAGCGCCGTACAGCAACTTCAATCGGGATATAGGCTAATTCATTAGGCACTTGCTCGCCAACGCCTAAAGCCAATTTAAATCGCAGTTGTAAGTCAGTGTTTTTAAGAATCAGTGCTAAAACAGAATCTTGGCTTGTGTCATCAGTCGCAAGCCCTAGCATTGTTTTCAGATCGTCAAGACTTGCCATGATAGATCACCTACTTGCCGGGAGTTGCATCTTGAACCGTTGCGACAACTACCTTCGTGTCGTCATACAGGTAAGCAGCGAAATGTTCATCGGCCGTCATAATCGTAGACTTAGTAACAATATCACGTTGAGTTTCAACAGCGACATTGCGCTTCATAACCAACTTAAGTGCTGGCGACGTTGCGTTAGCCTTAATCAGAATCATATCGGTATCAGCTAACTTCTTGCTCCGTACGATTTGAGCGCCCAGAACATCATAGTAAGTACCAGTGATCACTTGGTTTGCGCCGGCCTCACTGCCCATTTTCTTGTTGATTGCGTCCATACGCAGCTTAGAAGCAGTCTTAGGGCTCATAACAGCTACAACCGTTGAATCATCTTCATCGTTAAACATATCAAGCGCAGTTTGCAGGCCTTCAACCGTTGGCGCAATCGTAACTTTTTGCGTGCCACCCTTAGCAGCGGTCAGCAGTTGCGTATCAACAAAATCAGCAATACTCATACCAAGTTGACGGTTGGTTTCACCCATTACATCGCCATAGCCAGACAAAACAGCTTCATCAGTGATTCGCGTACCCTTAGCAGCCTTTTGTACCTTAACGCTAGCCGTCTTAGTACCAAGCTTGTCCAGTGGGATTGCCTGACCTTCGGCGATGTTTTTAGCGTCGCCAATGTAGGTGAACTTAGGGAATTTCAGCGTGTCGCCCGCGTTGCCCACCAACGTAGAATCAACTTGTGCAAGCGGGGTAAACCGCATTGCGTGTTCCATCGTGTATTGAACAATAGGTGCGTTGACTTCAGGATTTACCAAGTCCGCAATCATCGTCATGTTATCTGCCATAGTTAGTTACCTCCTAAAATACGTGCGTACTCAGCGGGGTTTTCACGTTGGAATTTAACTCGTTCGGCCGTGCTCATCTTTAGCAGTTCTTGAGCTGATACCGGTTTGATTTCCTTCCCGCCTACCTTAGGCGTCTTCCCCGCTAAAAGTTTGTTTCGTTCATCTTCTCGAATCGCCTCAATCGCATTCAGCAGCACGTTTACGTTTGCTTGAGTGCTTTCGGCGGTGTCAGTTACAACTAGGTCAAGCAGACCGTTATCAGCGTTGTTAAAACCACCGTCTGCCAACATTTGCTTGGCACTGTCGCGCATTTCATAGCGTGCCAGCTTTGCAGCAGCTTCTTCAGCCCGCTTGTTTGCTTTCTCCAATTCGTAGTTAGCCTTTTGCTCGGCATTCATACGCGACAACTTCTTGGCCTCGTCTTCTTTAGCCTTAAGCTGTTCCTTTTGACGCTCCAAACGTTGGCTAACAATTTTGTTAACTTCGTCTTGAGTAAAAGTCTTGGCTTGTTGCTCGCTCTGCTTTTCTTCACTCTCGTTTGGCTGTTCTGATTCGGTATTTGGTGCACCGTCCGAACCTTCACTGCCTTGTTCAGCGAAAAATTGCAACATCATTGGCAAGCTATGAGTTTTAACAAGCCCGCTTTGTACTAACTTTTTGTACATAGATACACCCTCGTTTTAAGCCCGGTCGGCTATATAGTCCGAACTTGTTCTTTAAGGCCTGCAAATAAGTCAAAAAGGCCAAAATTTAAGCATGAAAAAAGAGAACCCTTGCTATGCTTGAGTTCTCTCAATTTTGTTTTTAATTTGGAAAATAAAAAGGCCTAGCACGCAGCTAAACCTTTATATCAATGGCAACCAATCTTTAACTTCTTTGAAGATTCGATAAGCCTTTTTCATCATTGAATTTTCAGCTAAATATTGAAGCCCTTCAATGGTGATTCTTAAATCCAACAATGACGAATACGTTTTGCCCATCTTGGTATTATGAAATTGAATACCGCTAATATATCCATGATCAGCAAGCATTTCAAGAGTGTTGCCAAACTGTACTTTACTAACGTTGAATGTATCAGCGTTTAATACATTAGGGTCCGGTGTTTGCCCATTCTCATAACAGAATTTTAGATAACTTAAAATCTTGTAAGCTACCGTAAAGAAATCATTGTTACTCATGTTAGGCACTCCATTCATTAATAAAAAGGCCTAGCAAACAGCTAAGCGTTTTTAACGCATTCTCATAACTATTGTTCCGGTTCGATTTTTAATTCATCACCAGATACTACACCATCAACCTGAAGCATTAAGATCTTTTTCTTATCCGCTTCAACCGACGGGAAATTACTACTTAGAATCTTGACTTTATGATTATCTTTGTCAACCAAATACGAACCCCATTTAATAAAACTAGCCCCTTGGACGATAATTGCATATTTACCTGCCACTTTAAATTGGCCTATAACTTTCAGCATCGCAATCACCTTCCCTTATAATCAGCTAATTTACGTTTCCAATGTCTCAGATTTCGCTTTAATTCTTTAATCTCATTATAAGGCATGTTGTGTTCTTTTGCATACTTTAACAAATAGATTTGCGCTTCAATTTCCATGTTTATAAGTTCTTCATCTGACGGGTAGCCATCATATCGCTTTAGTTGATTAGCATGAAATGCTTCTTCCCGTACTGCCATTTCAGTAGCAAATGTTCCAATTAAAATCGTAGTACTATCAAGAATTGAAGCTGAAGCCCCCTGAGAACGCAACCACTTATCTGTTTCTTCGTCCATTTGAACGGACCCGCCACGCCGAATAAATGAGCCGAGTATTTGGTTCATTAAATCAGTTGGCACGTGATCATTTCCCTTAAGTTGGTGGGTACTTCTACGCAGCATTTTTAATCTAGTAGATTGCTTACCACCGACAAGGTTATCATCTTTGCCATCAACCCACGTTTCAGATATGCTGCACCGGCAATTTGGGTGGGTCTCATCTGGAATCTTTGGCACTTTAGCGACTTTGTAGACACCTTCGCCGAATCCACTATCACGGCTTGCAATAGCTCGACAAGCAGGGCACGCTTTCGGCTCAGCAATCCATTGCACGTAGTTGTAACCGTGCTTTTTGATTGATTCCAGTTGCACATTCGTTTGAATCCTTGCGCTCTCAGTCCGTGCTAATCGCTCGGTTACATATCTTTGATTGCCAACCGCTGTTTTAACCTGTTCTCGTAGCCGTGTAGCCATTTTACGTGGGTTTTGACCCTGTATCATGCCAACACTTAAAACTTGGTCTAGCTTGGCTTTAAGGGCGTCTTGATCGGCCCACAGACGTTGGCTGAACGTTGCTCCGTTGGTTTGTGCCATTAAGATCTTAGCAGCATCTTTCCCGGTCCAAGGCGAACGTTGCGCGCTGTCCATCATGATACCGGCTTGCCTAATGACTTCTTTCTGATAATCACCGCTTAACTTGTCCCGCAGACTAGAATCAACTTTGATACCAGCTCGCAGCATATCAAGACCAACTTCGGACTTCAAATGTTCAAGACGATTGATTCGCATTGTAGCGTTGTAGACTTTCAGCCGTTGGTTAACCTGGTCGCTAAAATCAGCATACGTTACCTTTTGACCGTTAGCCCGCATTTTCTCAGCCTCAGCCACGATTGACTTAGCTTTGGTTTCATACGTCTTGACGTCCATTTGCGTTACTTGGTCTTTACCTACTCGGTTAAGCTCTTTCTCGATACTATCGCTAATATCATCGATCGCTTGGTTATAGTAGGTTTCAAGCAACTTGCCAAACTCGGCGTCATTTTCAAGCTGTTTGAGTTGCCAGGCTTTCTCTTGCTTGGCTCGCTCTTCCCAATAGCTACTCGGCATTTACATCATCGCTTTCGGTGTCTTGCTTTTGCTGATCAGTCATGGAAGGCATAGCTTGAAGGTTGTTACGCACGTCTTCCGCTTGCTCTTCTCGCATGCGTTCGATTTCCTTCTTAGGGTCATCAACAATCGACAACGTGCTTAATTGGGTTTCCTTCGATACGATACCCGACAACGTAGACGCAGTTTGTGCTTCGTTTTCAATATCAAGCGGAATGTTACGTGCTGGCACGATTTGCAAATCCTTCATAACATCGGCACGGTTAATCGTACCAATTGCCTTTCCCAGACCTAACGCAGTGCCCAGCAGTTGACGCAAACTAATCGCAAACTTCCGGTCTTCAAACGCTGCTTGGTTTTGCATGCTTAACAGTTTATAACGAATTGCGACCCCACTTGCGTTACCGCTAAATGCTTCATCGTTAAGATTAGCGACCATCGCCGTTTGAAAAATATCGTCTTTCAAGCGACTAAGCATGTTTTCTTGCATGTTGTCGCCGTCTGGCTTGGTAATAAAATCAACTTCACCTTGTGTAGCGTCAGCACTTGGTGAATAAAGCACATGGTCTTGTTCAAGGTTCAGAACCGTATTGCCATCATCATCTGTCGGCAACGGGATACCAAGAATCTTAAGATAGGCATTATCGAAATAAGCAACCTGGTTAGCCTTCTGACTGATTGCCCTATCGTACTCTTCAACCAACGTATCAATCTTGCCGATCAAAGATAACCGCTCATCGTTAGCATAAAACTCAACAGCAGGAACAGAACCGAACAAATGATTTGCCTGTTCTGTTGTTTTACCGTCGTTGCCAAAATACGTGATTTCATTCTTGGTGTAAACTTCACCGCTTAACTGGTTGTTGTAGCTTGAATAGCGCACGAACGCAACGGGATTCCGCTTAATGCTCGTGTCATACACCATGAAACTACTATCGGGCGCAGCAACTGCAATTTCAGTTTCGCTGTCCTCGTTTTGATAAGCCATCATGTAAGATCGGCCATAGATAGCAACTTGCTTGGCAACTTCGCTCAGCTTGTCTTGGAACGAGTTGACGTTAAGCCAGTCTTGCAGTCGTTCGTTGGTGCTATCATCATCTAACGCAATCTTAGGTGGTTTGCCAATAAAATAGCCGACATACGTATCAACAACATAGTTAGCCCAGTTGCTAATGATACGGTTGTCAGGTCTAAAAGATCGATAACGTGGCTTACGCAGAATATCATGGTTACCGCTATACAGATCATAATAGTGGTTATACTTCGCAGACCGTTGACGGTTTTCGTTGATGAACTGCATTAAGCTGTTTGTGTCCAGTTCTTCACCAGCGTACAAATATACGCCTTCTTTGGTAACGTAGCAGTTTTCACTAATCGTTTTCTGAATTGCCATTCTCTCACCTCTTTTTTGCTATCGATTAAACGCGTATCGTACGCGTTTAATACTAGAAATATCTTGACCTGATCGTTCGTGCTTGGTTGTCGCGATGTTGGTTGTATACCGCATACCGCATGCTATCCATACAATTATCCATTTTCTTAATTGGTACTCCCTTGTCGCTATCCCACACATATTCGTATATTTCATCAATAAATTTTACTGGTGCGTTTTTAAGGACAAAAAAATGACCGGTAGTCATAAGTTCTGAAACAGACTCGATGCCAGTCAAAATATTTTTGTTGGCGTTACGGGCTTGAATGCCATTCATTTGTAATTCTGATACATATTCCGGCCTAGCAGGATCGCACCAAAACGTTAAATTATAACCATGCCTTTGCTGTATATCCTTCATTACCTGAATCCAGTAATCAATATATCTATGCGTAGCAGTATGCTCTTCAGTTAGGTAAGTGTTACCTTGCTGATCGTCTGCCCAAACAGTAATTGAAGTAGCATGCCCTTCCGCAAAACCAAAGTCAACGCCACAGTAGTACGTATAGTCGCCATTAGTCGGAAGCTCATCAATCATCATCTGATCTTTATCAAAGTCGCTGTAAACTAAGCCTTCTGCCGATACCCAACGGCCATAAATTGATCTATCAGTAAACATTCCGGAAGGTGTTTGAGCTTTCAGTGATTTTACATACTCGGGGCTAAGAAACGTATTATCATCAATCGTAAAATTAAAAGCCCGAATTCTTGCTTCGGGCTTCTTATTATCAATGTAATCTGTTTTCAGATAATGAACTGGTGAATCGGGGTTAGTCGTAACTACGATTCTGGAATTCTTCACAGAACAACGTTGCAATATTTCTTGAAATACAGATTGATCAGCCAATGATCCTTCATCAATGTACGCTGAATAAGCAGTAGCACCACGAATAGCCCCAACACCTCGTTTATTCCCGGTATATACAGGAACAATATCAACATTCATGAAATGATAATGGCCGTGTCGATCTGCTTTTAGCTCAATTCCAAACTCGTTTTCGATTGACGCAATCACGTTAGTATAAATAGAGTTAGAACTATAACCAGCCAAAATAATAATAGGGTGCGGATCATGTCGCATTTTTGCAAGTTTGGCCACCCTTCTAATTTCTAAAAGGAATATCCAATCGGAAATGAAGGTTTTACCAGCACGAACAGCACCAGAAAGAATTAAGATTCGCCAATCATCATGTAGATAAGACTGCAACACTTCTTGCTGTTTTGCAGTGAGTAAATCTGGTAATGCCAATGCTGATCACCCCTTTTCAAATAAAAAAGCACTCTTAATGAGTGCTAATTATTTATTAAATATATTTCCAAACATAGCCTTTGTATGTTTTTAATTTTCCAATTGCACATTTTGATACACTCGTTTGCTCGTATCCACGTCGTCCAGCCTCACGAGTTGAACAATACGTATGAAGTAACTTGCCGTCTTTGGTAAACTGACCGACTTTTTTACCTCTTGAAATTGCAAATTTCTTTGCACGATTGCCATAGTTTAAATTCGCGACGTGCTCAATCCATTCAAGGTTATCAGCCCTGTTGTTTAGCCTGTTTTCATCTTTGTGATTAATTTCAGGTAATTTATCCGGATTAGGTATGAACGTCTTTGCAACAAGCCTATGAACATATTCGTGTTTAACATGCTCGTTAATCTTCATTCTGATTTGCCAATATCCAGAGTTGGTTTTTACCGGGCGTATAAGCTTGCCTTTATAAAAGCGACGTCTTCCATCTTTGAAGACAATTTCACGGTCGCAGCTCCTGACTCTTCCCATGTTACTAACTTGATAATATCCTTCATACCCTTGAATATCTTTCCAAATTTCTTTAGAATTATCCATGTAATCATATCCTTTCTATGATTGCCACGCTCTAGGGTGTTACCAGCACCGCTAGGGCTTTTATTTTACAGTTATATTATATCATTTATTACTATCAGCTTTATCGCTTTCACGAGTTAACTTGTCCATGATTGCATCTAAGGCTGTAACAACATCTTGACCGTTGTCTTCCATCGCCTTTGCCCTTGCTTCTGCCACCCGTGCATCAGCATTAGCCTTACGGACCTTAGCCCGTGTAAGCTCAGGCGTATCATTATCAGACAGCATGCCGGCCATTTTTAGAATAGTAGTTGCTGATTGCAGCTGAACCATTTCTGATTTAGCTTCTAACAACTCTTTCAGCTTCTTAAGTGCCTTACTTTCGTAGTCAGTTTTAACAACAAGCGACCGGTACTGTTTTTGCGCTGCCTTGAACAGCTCTTCGTTTTTCCAACTACTCAAAGTAGACCTACTCCGTTGGACTGACTTAGCAATTTCTTCGTCGGTCAACTCATCTTCAAACAGCAACATAACCGCTTTTTGCCGACGCTTGTCCAACTTGTAAAAAGGCCCGTCTTGTCCCGTTTTGTTTACTTTACTCATGGCATATCACCACACCTCGTTTCGTCAGAATAAAAAGCGATAGCCGTTAAGCTATCACACTTCAAAATACTTATTTTTTCATATCGACCTATCAAATCGCTGTTCAATTGTGCCAGCCGGTAACAAAATCATTTCATAGCCATCTTTGCATTTTGCACCTCACAACTTCATCATAGGCGGTTTAACACTATACCTGGCCTTTTTCTTTGCGGGCTTGTATCGTTCATTCTCGGCCTTGTGTCGTACTCTGCATATGCGGTCAGCATGAGCCAACGCAATATATTCAGATCGGCTACTGACTAGCCCGTATTTTTTTGTGATAAACATTCGTTCGCTCTCCTGACCAAATAAAAAAGACGGGCCGAAACCCGTCAATTGAAACTGATGCGTAAGCAGCACGCCAACGACCACTGTCAACGTACGCTATAAAACTATTCTTTGTGTAACTCAACGAAAAGTAGTTTTATTTTTTGCCCGTAGGCAACGTATCCAGCAGGAATCGAACCCACATCTTCCGCTAGCCCCACATTTCCGCTAGACATGGCGGCTGCTCGCCCATTGAGCTATGGATACACAACCCGCCGGCGTTGATAAGGAACACCATGCCGGAAGGATAATATATGCAAAGAATTATGCAATCCAAATTATTTTTTTATAATGCCATCTCTGGCAAAGGATAGGTAGTGGACTCGCACCACTTTTTGCATGCTGCTAACGCCGGTAGATCGTTCAAGTAACGTTAACAGCAAGCCCACCTGGGACCTTCCAACTACTCGTCGTGTCTTTCGAGTAGTAACACCGTAAGGCGGAATCGCACCGCCTCGCAAATGATCGTATATTGGAGCGATTAAGTTTAAGGTTTACGGAAGTAATCATTTGCCATCTTATACGGTATAAAAAAGCAAGTTTCCTTGCTTAGTAGGTATAAAGTCGCTTCGCAATCGCGAATATTTTTTCTTGCGCATGCAAGCCTAGAAAATCAAAGTATGACTAATTTAAACAATCGTCTTGAAAGGATTCCATTTCCAACAAATTTGAAAGACCATCGGAACAAAGGTTCATATGCCATCTCTGGCACAATACTAATATAACGCGTTTTCAAGGGTTGTTTAATCCCCTCTTAGTACCCCGATTGGTACTACCTTACATACCCCTTTTTAAAGCGGTTAAGCTGTTGCTTTTTTCATGATTGTAAACGTCGGGAAAAGCTCTTCAACTTGGTATTTTGCAATCGCTGTTTCAATTGTTTCTGAAAACTCATAACATGCAAACTTTTCCGACTTGTGCCAACTTTTGTTGCTACTGATATGCAGCAGCTCTTTGACGTCTTCCACTTGCTCACGTTTCACGAAACGATTTTTAAGAATAACACGGCTCTCTTCACTTAGACAATTGTTGATTGCGTCATACACCGCGTTTAATGCCCGTGAATACTCCGTGTGAGCGATGAAGGCGTCTTCGTTGTGATTTCCACCGCCACCGCCAAAACCACCGTCAGCAGACAATGACGGGCTTTTAATATCACCCGACCCCGCCTTGCGTAAAATGTGGCTAAACGTCCGCTTGTTAAATCCATCATCGAAAAAGAAATCACGCACCGCTTGACGGGTAGCCTGCTCGTCGATTTCATCGAATAACTCTGCTTGTTGAACTGCCATGCCTAACCCCTTTCAACTTCGTAACGCTCGTGCTTTAACTGGTTTTTCAGTTCTTTCATCTCAGCACCTCTTATAGTTTTCGCCCACAATACGGGCAATAATTGATTCTCATACGTAATCCGTCAAAATCTCCATCAGAAATAAACAAGCGTTTTCGATGAACATCAAGTTTTACTTCAGCGCCATCTACCGTTAGTGGTTGTCCAAACTCAGCATCGTTATAGCGGTCAAAGCAAAAATAGCAATCTCGACTAGTGCCCCTCAGATAATCAATCGAAACGCAGAAGAAACGCGCAATCTCTTTCACTACTTCATAATTGTTCATTTTTCGTTCTTGGCGTTCATACTTAGATAGTGCGTCCGGTGTGAGATCAACGCCTGACGTTTCTTTTAATTCTTTTGACAGTTGCTTTAACGTTAACCCACGATTTTTGCGCAGCTCTTTTAATCTGTTCATGACTAGCCCTTTCTTTTGTTAGCTAACTCGTTAAAGTTTTTACCCAGATCAATGAATAATTGGCCTAAATTTTCAAAGCTAGTAATCGTTGCTTTGCTTTCATATCCAAAAAAATCATTTGGCGAAATATCAAAATAATCTAGCAGCTTTTCAAGTGTTTCGTACTGAATGCCCTTTCCCGTATTGTTAGCAATTTGCATTAAAGTTGTTTTTGAAATGCCGGTATCTTTATATAGATCAGCAATCTTTAATCCTCGTTCAGCCATTAAAACAGCTAGTTTGTTCTTCATTGCCACAACTCCTTTACAACTTATACAAACACAAGCCCAAAGCGAGCAGCATTAAGGCTACGAATACGATTAAAGCTGATATAACGGCCTTTTCGGAATTGTAAAATCCTTCTTGATCCCAGACCAACCAGATAATGGCTGCGACTACGCCGAAGAAGCTAACTACAATGGCTGCGTTTAAAAATTGTTTCATAGCCAACGCCTCATTTCCTTTTCTCGCTCCGTTCGATACGCCCGCCAACGTGGACCAGAAACACCTGGCCCGTTGGCACGATAGCAGCGCTTGAATGCTTTCAACGCAAGTACAAGTCCTGCGTGTTCCCGTGCCCGTTTTGTCATTTAGATAGTTCCTTCTTTCAACATCTTTGCAATCCGCTTTTCAGCGCTATCAACTAGCGCAGCATATCCTTGCATGGTCTTAATCTCATCATCGTTGTTTGCCGTCTGCTTGATATACTCGTCAAACGCAGCACTTAGTTTGCGTCCGCAGTACCAGCGCCGAAGCTCAACCACCTTGCCATTTTCCTTATTAATGCCAAACTTAACTAGAATGGCAGGGTTGTAACTGTCGCTAGTAATGTAATAGTTGTCGTCAATCTTGATTTTCATTTTCTTGCCCCTCTATGATGTCGATAATCTGTTCTGGTGCAATCGCAATCAGTTCGCCGTAAATTCCATCTGCTCGATATAGCGTTCCGTTTCGCCGTGCATAATCGATCTTTGCACACTCGTTCCGAAAAACACCATTGATATAGTATTTCGAATAGCTAGTCGTGGTTTGTTTTGCGGTCAAAATCAACCGCTTTGGTTGTTCGTTGTTTTCAGTCCCTTTGTAGCTCGATACCATGTTTAATCCTCCTCGACTTCTTCCGCAGCTCGCAATAAATCCATAGGGTTTAATGCGGTACATAAATCACTTTGTGCGATTTCGTTAATTTCGCTGGCTGTGAACGTTGCTTTCTGATTGCTCATCTTGGCAATCTTTAGCGATGTTATGCTCCACGAATCCGTGCCTTCTACCCGTGTAAGATAGCCATAATCGGTGTTTAACAGCTTGATATAGTATTTCTGCTTAAGCTGTTCATCGAAATACTCATACAATTGGCTGATAATATCACGCAGCACTTCACGATCAGTTTTATTGCTTCGCTCTGGTACAAAATCAACCGTGAACCAGCCTGGCTTATCGCCTTCGTAGATAAACGAGTTTGCGACAAGTTCTTCACTGATAGCGTCATATAGCCGAATTGCAAAGCTGTTTTGTGAGCTTACTTTTGCAACGGCATAGGTGTAATGAAACGTCCCGATTGCTTGCTTGGTGATTTCGCTTAACTTTTCTTTAGTCAACATTTGTCATACTCCTAACTTCATAAGTTTCTTTTGCATAAATTTCAACTTCTATTCTTGGCTTGTCCGAGTAATACTTGTCTATTTCTTCGTGAACGATCATTGCGTCATCTTTCCATAAAACGCCGTTTAAGGCATCTTCGAATGATTTAAGGTAATTAGACAAGTCGGCTTTTACAATCGGTCTATGCGCTCCTGACGCCCGTCTATCGTGTTCTTTTTTCGATATGCTCTTTTGAATCTTTCGATAAAAGGCTACCTTGAGATAGATTTCACCCTCGACTGGTGCATCGTGATACATCTCTGTTGCCAATGCTCGCAACTGTTTCTTGAACGTGGCAGTTTTAGGTGGGTCATACAGCCGAATTCCCTTGCCGAACCTTCTTGCTCGTGGCCTTGCTTGTGCTACCGGTTCAATCGGTAAGATCAACTTGATCATAAATCGTCAATGCCTAGACCCATGGCTACCGCGATCGAAACAACAGCACTAGTCATACTGGTTAAACTAATCTTGAAGCCGATTGAACCGTTAAACCAAATTGCAACAATAGCCCCAACTCCAATTAATACGATTGAAATGATTGCCAGCGCGTAAAATAACTTTGCTAAAATTTTCAAATTCCTATACCCCCATCTTGATCATCAATGGTCTAATGACTCGCCGATACTAGCGAAAATCAAAGCGCTAAACATAGCAGTTACCATTGCTTTGATACCTAAAGTGGCGTTAATCCATAATGCCCAGAAAAAGCCGACCGTTGTTGCAAGCATTGCGATAATCGCCAATGCGTAGAATAACTTCACCAAAACTTTCAACTCTATACCCCCATATCGTGCATTAAGCTTGCGTCTACTTCGTTGTTGCTGTCCCAGTGCCCGGAACTTTTCATCACCCGTACGATTGCCGGGTCAATACGCAGCATGCCATCGCCATCGCAGAACGGGCACTTGCGTTCGATTGCGTCCAGATAGCCTGAGCCTTCACACCAAGCGCAGCATTGCTCAGTGTCCAGAATCATGTTGTCTTTTGTTACTTTCAGCATTTTTTCACCTTCTAGATCATGCTTGCTCGAACATCTACCATGCCGTTAAACGTCAAGCGATGTTCTGGGTTGCGTGTAATCAAGCGGCTTAACAGCTTTTCGTTATACATTTCTTGCAGCTCGCTTGTTTTGTTGTTCGTGGTAACAATCGTTGTGAACTTGCCAAACCTTGCGTCCGCAACGCTGAACAGCCCTTTTTGCATGTCAACACGAACTTGACTTTTGGTGTCAGTTCGCATACCGCCTTCAGTACCAAAGTCATCAAGAACCAGCACATCAACCGGATCGATTTTCAGTTGGCGGTTGCCTTGCATTAAATCGATCAGCTCATACAAACGATTTTGAGTTGCTTTATCATCGAACCGCCGGTCGTATAGCTCGGCCAACGCGTCCGTTGAAACAAACAGCGCAGTCTTTCCACTTTCGTTACGAATCTTGTCAACCATTGCTAAGGCTAAGCTTGTTTTTCCAGTGCCTGGATCACCGGAAAAATAAACATTCATGTTCTGACCGCCGGCAATCATCTTGGCTAGCGTCCAAGCACGATTGCCAATTTCAGCAGCCTGTTTCTTGTCTGCCTGTTTGTCTGTTTTCCAGTCAGCGAACGTGAATTTTACCGGCTGATTGCCAGTCCATAGCGACTTTCGATAAACCCGGTTAAAGTTGTGCATGGCGTTCTCTTTCCGCCACTCGTCATGCAACGGCTCTGCCTTCTTTTTCAGATAGTCAACCGCTGCTTGCTTGTCTGTCAGATCAACGTCTGGCAGTTCCCAACCTTCTTTGGCAAAGATTTTCTTTAAGCTCTTAACGCCTTCTTTGGCGCTGTCTTTTACGTTTAGCATGTTTCACCTCCTACCAGAATTCATTTTCCATTTGGTATCTCGTATATCCGTTAGGGTCTGGCTGACCAGTCATCGGGTTAATCTTTTCGGTGTAGTAAGGATCGTTCTTGTTCTGGTCAGGAACTCCCTTAACTTTTTCGTTAAGGTAGTCTTCAAACTTCGTGCCAAACAGCGTTAACGGCCGTAGATATTTGTTCATCTTGTTGTCATTCAGCCAAGTAGCAGTCTTCTTATCGATAACCATTTTGAAATCATCAACACTAAATCCTTCTTTAAGTCTTGCTTGAACTAGCTGCTTGGTCTTTGGTGTAGTTGCTTTGTAGTGGCTATCTGTTTTTTCGTTCAGATAGTCAACGATTGTTTTAGTCTTTTCAGCCACACCGTCAGGCTCTGCCTGACTATATATCTCTGTACTATTAACTGTATTATTAATACTTGTACTATTCTCTTTAACGTTTTCTAAATACCCTTGTTTAGTATTCTTAATAGGCTGTTTAGGATATTTAATACCCCTATTTAGCTGACTAACTACCCTTATCACTCGCTGCTTGATTTGCTTTCCTTCTCTTTGATATTGGATTGTGATATATCCTTTATCTTTGAGTTGGTTAACCAGCTGTGATATACGGCCTTTACTCAGACCGAAAAAGCTAGAAAGATAAGCGTTTGAAGCGAAACAACCTTTATCGTTATCTAAGCTCTTGATTTCAGTTAGTAATACAACTTCCATAATGCTTAAGTTTTCATCTAGCCAAAACTCTGCGGGAATCCAAACACCTTCGAACTTTCGATCCTGTTTAACTATTTTTCGTTCCGTCATGATAAGCTCCCTTCATGCTGATTGTTTGTTAAAATCTTGGTATCAACTTTAAAGGTGGTGATTTTATGAATTTAAAAAATGTTTACCGTTTAGCTAGTGTTGAATCAATTGATCTCGCTAATAAGCTGCTTGAACATGGTTGGAAATTGTTAAAAGTAACAACAACGAGTTATGCAGACGATAGATATATAGAACGTGGAATCTATCAGCATTCAACTAACTGTTTTATTCTTGGTGCTACTAAACAAATTTCAGACCAATATTCACAAATTGACGCGAAACACGAACTAGACAATGATCGGTGGGATTATTAAGGTTTCGCATGATAGTAAAGGCTGTTATCTGCATGGATAATGGCCTTTTGAATTTCTACATAGTCAAGGCCACTTTCACGACATAAATTAGCGATGTCTGTTGCTAACTTTTTTGCTTCATCGCTAATGTCAATGCCCAATGGCGATAGCAATAACGTTCTTCTCAATCCTTGTGAATAAGCGTCCATTTCTTCTTTGAAGTCCATTTTTTAATTTCCTCCTCTGTAATTTCCTTTCATGCCGATTCGTTTCAGTGTTTCTGCATTGACTTTCACACCTAAGTTAGTTAAGCGATACTTCTTGCAAAACGCTTGATTGCCTATCTGGTGCCATTCCGTATGGTGTACTCGGCAAAGTGCAGATAGCCTTGCTTGCGTATGGTCTAGCTTGTTACGGTTGCGCCCCATGCCGACCTCATCAATGTGGTTGATGTCAGCAGCACGACCGCAGATCAAGCAGCATCTATGTTGAATGCACTTGAATTGGAAATATGCTTCATCTCTTGGCAACAATGGATAGCCATCGTTGATCGGAACCTGGTAATCGAAAATAAAATCGATCACCAAATTAATTAGTTCCGTTGCATCTGATACCGTGCTAACAGTATCGTTTGCCAAGCTAATCTCTTTTCCAGCTGTTTTAATCGTGTATTGAAGGTAAAAGTATTCCTTCAACCACTCAGCCGGTTCACCTGACCAGCGATGAATATCGCTTAACAGCGCGAAAAATAACCGCCGTTGTTTCGGTCTTGCCTTGCGTTTGTCTGGGATTTCGTACTCCACCGGAACACCGCTGACCTTGCCGTACATCGTTTCGATATGGCTAAGATTTGGCGTTTCATCTGGAGCAATCCACCACCCTCCCTGCTCCCAGTAAGCCTTACCGCTCCGCATTAGAACGGAACATCATCGGCGCCATCGTCAAACGGCATAGCGCCATCGAACGGCTGTTGGTAGTTGTCGTTCTGGTAGCCGTTGGATTGATAACCGCCTTGCTGGCCGTTACTCTTCTTTGAATCCAGAAAAGTAACGTTTTCGGCCACAACTTCCGTTACATAGACCCGTTGACCTTGATTGTTTTCGTAGTTTCGGGTTTGGATTCTGCCTTCAATACCGATCAATGAACCCTTACCGCAGTATTTGCAAAGCAGATCAGCGGTTAAGCCCCACGCTTGAATGCTGATGAAATCCGCTTCACGATCACCGTTAGCATTCTTTCGCCGGCGATCAACCGCCAGTGAGAAATTGACAACTGACGTGCCCTTGTTCGTTTCATGCTTTTCTAAGTCCTTCGTGATACGACCGGTTAAAGTTACGTTGTTAATCATTAGTTTTGTTCCCCACTTTCTAATAATGCCTTTACCGCGTTGACGTATTCTTGACCGCTATGTTTTCCTTCGCCGAGAGTGCCATTTACAAGCTCCTCAGCCCGTTTTGCATCTCCATCAAGCCGATTAATCAGCTCCATCATCAGGCGCTTATATTCGGCTTGTAGGGCACTCATTTTGCGTTGCTGATTAACTTGTTCCTTGCGCTGCTCTGCTTGCTCTTTGTCAGCCTCGTTGATGTCTGCCATTGGCAAGTCTTCGCCGGCATATAAGTTAAGCCCTAGCCCTGCCATTGCTAACGCCTTTACTAGGCAACGTTGTTGCGTCTTGTTAATCTGAGCGATGTTAGGCTTTGCGACTGGTTGATTTCGCATATCCATGACATACAGCCGTTCAGAATATGTTTCATCTTCAATCGTTACCGTTACCTTGACTTCGCAGCCTTCCGGCGTGATTCGATAATCTAGCATTTGACCAGTTGCATACCATGCACCGGTTTTTTCGTTGAACCGGTACTCTGGAAACTCCTCGATAACACGGTTAGCGCTTGGATAAATGCTCTTGACCATGTTCCAAGCCCAAGCCCACGAAACATATTTCAGCGCCGGACCTTTTCGCATGCTGATAACTTCAACGTGGTTTGAAACGTCAACCGCAGACAACGTTTCAAATACTGACTTCTTCTTTTCGTCTGCCATTACTTGATAACCCCCTTGTAGTTAGTAGCTAGGTAAGCGCCTGGCACTTCCTTGCCTTCCTTGATTGCCTTCTTGATTTCAGCCTTAACGGGTTTGCGGTCAACCTTGACCGTTTCCTTCCAATAATCAGCCGGGATTAGGCTTTCATCGCTAAACTCAACTGTTTGCGACTTACGCTTGCTATATACGTGCTTATCAGTACGGACCTTCGCTGTTCCTGAGTTAGCTACAATGTAGCCAACGTATTCTTGCAAGCGATCAACACGGGCTTTCGCCTTGTCCCGTTCTTTCTTGATGTCGGCCATCTTTTGAATTTCGCTATCATAAACAGCGATGTCCTTTTGCGTGTCATCAATCAGCCAGGCAATAGCGTCTAGCTTGTCAGCCAGTTCAAGCTGCAAAGCGTCGATCGTGTCCGTGTAGGCCTGCTGATCGATTTCACCTTCGGCCCGTTTCTGGTCAACGGTTGCGATAGCAGCAATGATTTCCGCAGTGTTCATGTTTCCTCCTAGTCGTGCTTTGGTTCATCGTTTAAACAGTCGTTATTTTCGTCGATCAGCGCGTCTTGGTAGCCTTCTTCATATCCAGACTGCCAAGCTTTGACTAAATCTTTTTGTGTATATGTTTTTGGTGTCAGCATGGTTGCCTCCTATTCAAAAGCCAAGTGGCCGTGTGCATCCTTGTATGCAAGGATTTGTCCCTTGCGCTTTCGGTAGTTGTAAATCTCGACCAAAGATAAAGCCGCTTCGATAGAACTGCTTGTCTTTGCAATGCTTTCAAACTTATCTTTTGCCATTTTTTTGTATAAACATTTGAAGTCAAAATTCGGGTTGCTTTCCAGCATCCACACTGACTCTAGGATTGGCCGTACTACGGGCTTGCTACTATCTTGGTTAGCAATAGTAAGGCTGATAGCATCTTCGATGACCTTTTCGGCATGAGATGCATTCTCATAATCGAATTTAAATTCACCTGTTTTAATGGCTTTCGCGCTATCAATCCGCCCTAGTGACGGGCTTAGATAAGGAGATGCGAAGACTTTGGCGATCATGTTAGGTGAAACCGCTAGTCTTCGTTGCTTATTGACTTCTTGAAGAAGTGCTCGATAGTCTGGATTACCAGTGTTGGCAAAACTTTCAATCCAGTTTTTAATGCTCCAGCCTCGTTGAACATTGTTCATCGAGATAACATCTTCCTTACCAGTACCCGGTTCGATGATGTACCATACCGGCTGCCCGACTTCCTGCAGCGCCTTCAGTCGGTGCTGACCGTCAATGATTTCCATTTTTTCGTTGATGATAACCGGCTGAATAAATTTGTTTCCGTTTTTAAGTTCTTTAGCAAGTTGCCGAACATGCTGCAGATCGACATCTCGGTTGTACTCTGCGAGTTTAAACATGTTATAATTAGTTGTTTTTAAAAGAGTGTATGGTTTCATAGTAGAATCCTCGCTTATATATCTATTGGCACTACTGGCGGGTAGTGCCTTTTTTAGTTGTCGATACAGTGATCTGTGTTGCAAACAACACAATCCAAACCAAGGCAATCCAGTTAGCCTTGATAAAGTGGTCAGTCATATATAAATAGACAAAACTGCCACTTAACAATGACCAGACCGCAGCTTTAATTGTCCCCATGACGTCCTCCTCGTTTGATACCCGCTTGCTTTTCAAGTGCAGCAACCTTGTTGGTTAGATCTACAAGGCCGATGAACAAGACTGCGACTAGCAGTCCTAATAGAAATACAGCGATAGTCATTTCTAACTCCTCCAGTTAAATTCGCGGTAATGCTCGTTGACCCAAAGACTGGCATCATAGGCATAAATAATCGTTTTACGCCCCGTGCCTGGAAACGGATCAACGATAAAGCCCCCGTTTTCGATATACGTTTCTGGATAGCGGTCGAAAATCTCACGCTTGACCCAAGCCCTTGATTTACCGCCTAAACATTCGTGTCGGAACTCGTCAACGCTCCATGTCAGCCCTTTTAAGGACTGTTCAGGAACTAGCCCTAATTGTTTGATCGTTTCTTTGACGGCGGGCATTAACTGCTTGTCGTCGATTACCAGTTCCATGTTTACAACTCCGTTTCGTCAAACCCTAACAAGTCGCAAATTACGTATAGCACGGTAAGATTCATGTCTTGTAAATCTTCAATTTGCGTTTCACGTTCATTACCGTTACCATCAATGGTTTTTGAAAAATCAGCGGTGTTGTATTCAAATAGCGTTTTGATTGCGTCTCTTAAATTCTCTGATTCGTACATTGCTGTTACCTCCTACAGTCCTAAGTCGTCGTCTTGAATCTCCAGCACGTTGTCCTGGAACACTTTCAGCGCTTCAGGGAAGTATCGCCAAGCTCCATCGTGATCACGGTAGCTCATGTCAGCATCACGTTTGACACCAAGCTTGTTGGCCCATTTGCCAATCGCAATCGGCGACACGCCAATCATGTTGCCAATCTCAGTAGCCGAGTATTCGCGGCGTGCACCAACCGGCAATGCTCGCATGGCACGAATGGCTTCGTTGCGGAAGTCGGTGGCCATACGTGGTCGCTGGTAATCGTCAGCAACTTTGCCAAGCTCCAGATACAGCTTGACATCTTGATTGCGCAGCTCGTGCGCCTTGTTGACGTTCTGCTTACGCATTTCAATCAGCCATTCTCGCTTGTACGCGAGCTTCTCATGCTCCAGGCTACTGTCAATCACGACTGTCTTACCGTTATGCTCTGCCTCGTACTCATTAAATAGGCTGACATACGTTGCGGTGAAAATCGTTCCTTTGCGTCCAGTCAGCTTATTGGCTACGAATTCGCAACCCTGTTTTGTCAACAGGTAGCATTTGTAATGCTTTCCAGTACCAGCTTGATAGCTTGATTCGATGAAAAATTGGTCAGGGCTCAATTTTGAGCTTTGATGCAAATCATTGATATACCGGTCAATATCACGTACTAAATTCTTATGAGTCTTGCCAATCATGTTGGCAACGTCCCGGCTGTCGATTACTCGCGTTTTTGATTCGCCAACATAACGAATCACTGCTTCAGTATTAAATTTTTTCATTTTGTTACCCCTTTTGTTCATTTTTGGGAACACTAACTTCAAAAAAAATAGGCATTTTTGTTTTGTCGTAGCCTAGCGCTGTAAGGATTTCCGCAAACTCATCAACAGAAATGTTAATGTTTCCGTTCTCACGTTTAGCATAGCTAACCCGTGTCATGCCAAGCTTTTTGGCAATGTCGGCTTGCGTCATTCCTTGCGCTATACGTTCGGCCTTCAATCTTTTCAAGTTGAATTTGACCATTGCATAGCTCCTTCCTGTTCCCTCTCGGGAACAATTAATACTATATTTCATCTGTTCCCAATTGTCAACACTAAAGCGCAATATTTTTTCTTAGTGTTCCAAAAATAGAACATTTATCATATAATTTATAAACAAACTAAAAAGGCAGGTGAAAGCAATGAGAACTAATGACCAGGTAATAGACTATTTAGATGAACTAAGAAAAAATCAGCATGTTTCGCTTAATGAATTAGCACGCAGAACCGGATTAGCTAAATCCAGTTTATCGAGATATTTTAATAAAACACGTGGTTTTCCGGTAAACAAGATAGATAAATTCGCAAAGGCACTATATACAACGCCTGAAGATATTTTAGGAATTAATGAAAGCAAACCGGATAATAATCACGTTGATAAAAGTTATATAGTAGGAATTGAAAGAATAACAATACCTATTATTGGTGAAATAGCATGCGGCGATCCTATTACGGCTGATCAAAATATAGATGGATATGCAACTGAAGTATTCGATAAGCCAGTCCCGTCTGGTGTCTTGTTTGGGCTAATCTGTAAGGGTGATAGCATGGAACCAACTATTCCTAACGGCGCTCTTGCTATAATTCATGAACAACCTACTGTTGAAGACGGCGAAATCGCAGCCGTTCTCGTTGACGGCGATACGCAGGCTACTTTAAAACGGGTTCGACATCAAGGGAATGTTGTTATGCTATTAGCAGATAACAACGATTACCCACCTATTGTTTTAAGTAAAGATTACCCAGGCAGAATCATAGGTAAGTGCATTAGATATACAGTTAATTTATAACCAAAGGAAATGAGTAGCAAAATTATAAATAATTGGGGTTAGATATTATGAGAAAAAGTATTGCTTTCTTGATAATGGCATGTGGGATTGCCTTAGCCGGTTGCAGCACGAATACAGACAAAACGAAATCTTCAAGTTCTTCCAGTTCATCAAGCGTTTCAAAGTCATCATCGGTTAAGCCTGACCCTAATGCCTCTGAACGGACTTGGACTTACAAGAACAATGTTTTTGACGCTGGCAATGAAACTTATCGTTTTACCAAATGGGACGTTATGGATTCAGCAGATCAAGGCAAAAAGATTCTTGTCCTTTACTGTGATGTTACTAACAACTCGACAAAGGAAATGGACCCGTCAAACGTATATATGGTAGTTGGCGCCTACCAAAAGAACGAAACTTCTGACGTGCAACTTACACCGGGAATGGCAGCATTAGATGAAAATGGCAATAATCCATTACAGCAATACGAAGACGGGTTATACAATAAGCTGCTGCCTGGAAAGACCGTTAAAGCGGTTATGACGTTCACTATCAACAACGACAAACCGGTTCGCTTGGAATTTGAAAACCCTGATTTTGAAACGATTGGAACTAAGACTTACAAGGTTAGTAAGAAATTAAGCAAAGCGGAAAGAAAGAAACTCAATCAGTCTAGCTCTTCTTCATCTTCTACGACTCAGACAAACGCTGTTTCGCAAACTAAAACCGTTACTCAGAACAATAGCGGTAGCAGCACTACCCAGACTTCAAGTTCAAGCAGCAACGATCAAACTTACACTGCTCAACCATCACAAGGCGGTACGATTTATCAGACTGGCAACGATACTGGCAGTTTTGCAGGCGACCCAGATGTTATTGCTGATACGCAGCAAATTCAAGAAAGCCTTGCGAAAGCGAATGGTTGGGAATAACGATTAAACAAAAATACCCTAGCTGTTACGGCTAGGGTTTAAAAATAGACTTAAATCGAACATATGTACGAAAGGATTAACTATGGCTTCTTTTACGAAACGAAATGGAAAATGGCAAGCCCGTATCAGCTGGCATGATGAAAACGGCAAACTTCACCAGAAAGCAAAGTCTGGTTTTGCCACCAAAGCGCAAGCACGGGACTATGCGACTAAGCTAGAAAATGAACTGTTAAACGGGATTGATATATCAATTAACCCCTCTTTTGCAGATTATTTTAAAACGTGGTACGAAACATATCGATTGCCCAAAATATCAAAGGCAACGGCAAGCGGGTACGTTTTTGCCTATCGTGTCTTAGTTGATCATTTTGGCACTATGCGAATTAAGCAGATTAAGCGCAGCACGTATCAAGCATTTTTAAATGATTACGGCAAAAATCATTCGCTTGGTACAATGAGAGATTTAACATCAAAGATAAAATCATGCGTTAAGTCAGCAATTGCAGATGGCATTATATCGAAAGACTTTACTTACAACGCAAATATCGTCCATGACAAGGCTTTAACCCGTAATCCGGAATATCTATCAATTAACGAGTTAAAACGGCTGATACAGGCTTTAAACGCTGATTTACAACCGGATAATATCAAGCCTTACATCATCTTAACGGCAATTTATACCGGTGCCAGATTTTCGGAAATCCTAGCGCTGACATGGAAGGATATTGACTACCTGCACCGCATGATCAGCATTAATAAATCAATCGACTACCATTATATGACTGGATTTAAGCCTACTAAGAACGAGAGTTCAAAACGAACGATACGGGTTAATGATGAATTGTTACGCATACTATCACAATTGAAAGTCAACAAGACCCCGTTAGTTTTCTTCAAGACCCCGCAATCTTTCAGCTTCAACATTTCACCAGACGTGAACGACTACTTAAAAAAGACAATGAAAAAAGCCGGAATCATCAAACGCAACTACACGTTCCATTCACTCCGACATTCTCATGTGGCTTATTTGCTTAGTCAAGGAATCGATATTTACGCAATCAGCAAACGACTAGGGCACTCCAACATGACAACGACCAGCAACATCTATGCTTATCTAATAGACGAGTACAAGCATAAACTGGACGATGAAATCGAACGGAAATTAGCCCAATTATAG